GAATAATAATAATGTATCCTAATGTATAGACTATATTTACGGATCTCTTAAAGTCGTATATAATTAATACCTATAAAGCATATTCTGCTAGTTACACCTATAATAACCCTCTACCTCTTTAAGAGATGTAGAGGGTTAAATTTTATTATCTAAGCATATATTCAGATTTTAAGATTCCATCAGCGAATTCCTTAGGACAAGGAATATCGTCATAATGAGTTCCTAAATCTTCAGCGCAAGCTTGTAAATATCTACTTTGAGCAAGAGAATACATACAAAGTTTATACTGCTTCATAAGTTCTCCAGCATGATTAGGAGATACTCCAAAGGAATCATGAATCTCAGAGATATGAAAAGTAGACTTAGGTAAGTCATTTAACATATCTTGGATTAATCCTTTAGGCAACATTCCAATATTTGCAGGAGTTACTTCATACAGAATTCTGTAAGAGAAATAGTGATGCTTATTCGCATATTTCAATAACTGACTCATAAGAATACAAGATTCATCTGGTTCAGTATTCCAGAATTCAGGATGATTAACTAAAGTAATCAACCAAGCTCTTCTTTTAGCAGATAAACCTGCTCTTCTACTCAACTCTCTAGCAATAAAACCATCACAAGAGTGAGTAATACCAGGGCCAAGTTCAAGAGAATACTCTAATTCTCCTTCTTGATATCTACTAATTACAACTTCTTTATCCCTAAAAGGAAGATGATAATTCATCTTAACTTTATTAATTTTGAAGGCTCTAAAGCCATCAGGAAGTACAAAAGCATATCTTGTACCAATCTTCTTCCAAAGCAAAGGAAAGGTACGATTTAATTTCCATGCCTTAAATTTATTCATAAGATCATGGAAAATCTTTTGATGCTGAGGATCATCAAAGAGTTCTTTTACATTCCTAGAACAGTTATAAACTGAAGGAACGAAAATCTTCTTCTTAATCTGACTTCTCGTAAATTTAGAAGGAATACCATCTTGAATCAAACGATTATAGAGAATGGTATAAAGATCACTTCTGTCTCCAGTAGGAAGAACATTAGTGAGCTTACTCATCTCAGTATCTTTAGCCCAAATGGCTTGAATCTGATAACCAGAAGAGGTAGCATCAAAATGACAGATGCTCCAAACCATAGGCTCTAAGCCTTGCTTGATTCTGTTATTAGCCTCCCACATATTCATGCATTGAGCGTAAAAACAAGCAGGAGATTCTGCTTCTTGAGACATAGAGATAATATTCTTTCTGAATACTTCTTTCTCTTGGTTCAACATTGGTTCAATGATAATGTCATACCATTCCTTAGCAATAGGGAAGGTATGCTTATCAAGGTCTCTTTCCTTATACTTGCAGTTCATACAGTTAGCAATAGAAATAGCTAACCAATACTTACCTTCTTCAGTAAGAATTTCTTCTTCAAAGCTGAGAACTGCTTTATCCTCATCTGTCCCTTGAGGATTAAACAAATATCCAATAGGATAGTTCCTTCCTCTATAGTCAAACATATTAAGGATATAAATCTTCTTAATACCTAACTTCTTATAAAGCTGGAGAATAAATTCTTTTCTCCAATGATGCCGAGCTTCTTCATCAAGCTTCTTCTTATAATCAGCATCAGACTCTTCAACTCCTTGTTCAGGAGTAGGAATCTTGTTCCACAACATAGATTCCCAAACATCATAATTAATGATGTAAGGAATACTATTCTGTCTATTCAAGAATTCCTTAGGAAACACATCATGTGCTTCCGCTTTAGAACTCCAAACACTTCTCTTGAGTTTAAGATAGCCATTTTTATGGCCAATTATCTTCCTTGGTTCACAAACCATAGGAGGATTGGACTGGAAAAGATCCAGTTCAAACTCAATCTTTTCATCTAAGAAAGCACGAGAGATAACTCTCCCATTCTTTTCCTCAAAGAACGTATTCTTGAATTCTTCATAAAATGAAACAACATCATCCCATTCTTCAAACTTCTTAGTAAGAGTTTGGAGGAACTGAGAAAGAGGCATATTCTTATGAAGCATAAGTTCAGCACGTGCATAGATCATTGCCTGACCTTTCTTCTCTCCGAATTCCTCACAAACATCATGAGCGAATCCATCAATCATAGAGGTTTTGCTAATGATGTATGGAATCTTCTCATACTTCGAGAATTCCATTTCCATAGCTTCCTCAAGGGCAACATAGTTACCCTGAGTAGCCATTTGCACCCATTCAGGATGCTGATTCAGAAGCTGATTAACAGCTTCCTTAATCTGTTCTCTCATTTGTTCTGGCTGAACGGAACGATCATTTAACTTCAACATACATTTCTCCTATGTATAAATAAAAAGAAACCTCCCGAAGGAGGTTTATTCATCAATTTCAATTGAAGCCTTACATTCTTTAGGTTTCTGCTTCTTTACAAGAACATATTTCAATCCGAAGATTGTTTGTACATACCCTCCTTCAGGATGTTCCATAATGAACTTGTCCAGCTTCCTAAGGAAGTAACAGGTAACAAGTCTGTTATCTGCTGCTTCTTCTGTCACAGCATTCTTATAGATCCCTTGGATCAGATAATCCCAGTTCTGCCCACGAAGAGCATGAGCATATTTACCTTTGCTCTCATAAGCATCACAAATAATTACATCCTCACGAGCAGTGAAGGCGTATTCAAAGCCTTCAAAACTCACCTGCACGATGACTCCTGTTAAAGGGAAACATCCTTCAACAGCCCTAGAGGCTGCTTGAGTTGTATATTTGCTAAAATCCATGGTTACTCCACAATATCTAAGAGAGAGAAAAGAACACCAGCTACAACCCATATACCTATAAGACTGTAGACAATGCCATCTGAAGCCACTCTTCCCCAACTGGAGAAGAGAAGACCAGTAAGGACTATCAGCATCAATGCCACAAGTCCTTTTAATAGACATAAAAATAGGGACTTCTTGAGTCCCTTATTCAATTTGAGTTTCATATGGTGTTTTACAGATTACTCTGTAACCTCCTTAAGATTACTAATGATCTTTTTTACTTCTTGAACAAGATGATGAAGAACAATGAAACGAAGATCATTGAGTTCTTCTTTCTTCATGTTCTGAAAAGTGTTGAGAAAGACTTCCCAACCCAATTCATTTAATTCCTCTGGTACATACCCAAAGGATTTAAGTTCTTTCTTGAGCTCTTTTGAATATTTCATAACAGCATTCCAATATCAAAACCAGGAAATCTAAAAAGGAACAGCATGAAGCACAAAGCTCCAATAATGTTCCACCAAAAGAACTTTTTCATTATTTCTCCTTAAAAATGGAAATAAAAATAGGTCAAGACTATCTTTGAGACTATCTCTTAGATAGAACTTGACCTTTAGGGTAGATTCAGTCAAGAGAGACTGAAACCAGATCACTTAGTCTTTAGGTTTAGAGACAAAAGTAATCTTGCATCAGTCCCCATTGAGACCAATGAGGACAAGGGCTAAACCCCAATTCAAGTGAATGAGTTGAGGTTTAGGGTGTCTTGAGTTAGAACAGTCTGTTATTAGCAATTTGGAAAATTCCGAATAAGAATTCTTCCATTATTTCACATTGCTCGATGAGTTTCTTATGCGGCCTTTTGCTATGCCGCCTTACAAACCTTTGAAAGGAAAACTCCTGCCAGAGTTTGCCATATTCATACATCCTTTCAACATCGGTTTCTTTATAAAGTTTCACCTCCATAGGAAGCTTCCCATACTTTGCAAGCAGTTCAGCCTTAAGATTTTCAACTTCCTCTCTGAGGGAAAGATTTTCATAAGCAATCATGGTATTTCTCCATACAGACACTAAATTAATATAGTTAAGCGTATTTTCTAAAATGACGGAGAAGAATTCCGTCAGCCTCAATATATCCAATAGGATATCTATTAATCGTACAATCCATATTCCTCAATCCTTTCCTCAATTCATTGTAAGTAATTCCTTTCTTATCACGAATCATCTTTCTTACCTTGATGGAGAAGAGCTCCCATTCAAGCACATCTTCATTGAAGGGATTGTCTTCGATGTTCGGAACAAGAGCATCCAGATAATTATTGATGAAACAAGCAGGAATAAGCTTAGACATAATATTTCTCCTAAATATAAAAAGAGGAAGAGACTATCTATCAATCTCTTCCTCATGAACTATCTCTTTCTTAAAGACTATCTCTCACATAGTCTCTTTGATAAGAGATCTAATTAATGTTTTCTTTCTTATACTTCAAGAAAAGAAAAACACTTTATTCATCCCTCTCATTTCTGAAAGGGATGTAAAAGTATTATTCTTCAGACTTGAACTTATTCTTCAGAAGAAAAACACGCTGTTGACGATTCATATTCTTTAAGTCTTGAGCATTGTCCACCCCATAAAGAGTTTCTCTTGCAATCTCCTGAGCCGCTTCCAAGGTATCGAAAGTCGTTTCGATACCATTGAACATTAAATCCAATGCCTGCTCAGTCTTCTCTTCGAAGTCCTGTTTGTGCTCCATAAACTTGGTAGCTGCAGTAGCTACCACTGAAGCGGTTACTGCGGGTGCAGTGTATGCACCCTTAAGTATGAGACCAATAGAATTGAAGAAACCAATCTGTTCCTGTTTGGTTGCAACGTTGTTGGTGTTGATGGTAGAATTAGAAGCGTTCATGTTGAACTCCTTGTAAGATGTGAACAGGTGTGGTGGCTGTGCAAGAGCTACCACACCACTAGAAACCCCATAGAACTACATGGGGGGGGGGATAGTTGAGATTTACAGTCCCAACACCCTTCCACAACACCTCTCTCCCCATAAGAAATACAATATGGGGCCCTTCCTTTTCTGGCTGGTGTCTCCCCATAAGATATTTTCTAAAGGTTCCCTGAACCTTTCTCTTATTTCCCCCACAAAAATTCTCTAAAAGGTTCCCTAGAATCTTTTTCTCTAGGTGCTTATCTTCATAGGGTAATTACTTACTCTGGTTCTTATTGGATATAATTCTCAGATATATAAACCGAGAATTAAACCAATGGGAATATCAGTAGATCAACTAAAAAAATCTCTACCCACTAATCTTCAATCTTTTGCTACACAAGACTTAGCTACTAAACTGGATCACATTACTACTGATCCTTTATATGCTGAAACTATTAAACAGAACTTCATCTCTTATACAAATGTTCTACAAGATAATAAGTACAAGACAGAAGATTACTTAAATGCTGTTGCTTATGTCTCATTTAAATTAATGGGATATTCAAACTCTGAGGCATACTTCAGAACATTCCCAGATAGACAAGCAAAGCTAGTAGCTCAAGGTAAGACTCCTAAAGAAATAGCTTCTTATGTTGCTTCCTATCATAGGAACCAACTGGTTAATAAGATTATGGAGCAGTCCCTAATTCCTTCATGGGTACTGAACCAGGATGCTTACCAGAAGGCTATTAATACTCAAGTTAGATTGATGACAGAAGCAAAGTCTGAAAGAGTTCAGGCAATGGCTGCTGATTCAATCCTGACCCATCTGGCTAAACCAGAGACAGAAGCTCCCCTCATAAATATTGATCTAAGAAAGGGAAGTGGTTTAGATGAACTCAAGGATGCTCTTACTTCCCTGGCTCAGAAACAGAAAGAGCTGATTCTTAATGGGGTTCCTACTAAAGATATAGTGGAGCAGAAACTTTATGGCGACACTAATTAAGCAAGAACTCGATCAATGGCTAGACCAAGTAAGATATGGCTTCTTAAATTCTTCTGAATATCACCCTACAGAGTTTGCTCTCAACTTTATGAACTTCATTAAATTAGTTAATGGAGAAACTGGTGAAAGTAATAAGACTCCCCCAGTTCATCTAAAGATGATGGATAAGCTTACTTCTGGTTCCAAGAGAATAGTTAATCTCTGTTTCCGTGGTTCGGGTAAAACTACTATCTTTATGGAATACCTGACACTGTACTTAGCAGTGTTCCATGAGATTCCTGGATTTGGTGCTGTAGATGGAATGATTTATGTGTCAGACTCAATGGAGAATGGTGCAAAGAATGCACGTAAGAACATCGAGTTTAGATATGAAAGAAGTGAGTTCCTTCAGAAGTACATTCCTGATGCTAAGTTCACCGATGCTTACTTAGAGTTCACCAATCTAAAGGGTGAAAAGATGGGAGTAAAGCTCTATGGTGCTACTACTGGTCTACGTGGTACAAAGATATTCGGTAAGAGACCTGTACTGGCTATCCTAGACGACTTGATTAGTGATGAAGCATCAAAGTCTAAGACAGTAATGCAGCTCATTAAGGATACGGTTTACAAGGGTGTAAATTATGCCCTTGACCCTACCAGACAGAAGATCATTTTTAATGGGACTCCCTTCAATAAAGAAGACATCATCATTGAAGCAGTGGAATCTGGTGAATGGGATGTGAACGTATGGCCTGTATGTGAGAAGTTTCCTTGTTCAAGGGAAGAGTTTCAAGGAGCATGGTCTGATAGATTCTCATATGACTATGTCATGGATCAATATCAGACTGCTTTAGGTACAGGTAAGTTAGCAGCCTTCTATCAAGAATTGATGCTTAGAATTTCTTCAGATGATGAAAGGTTGGTACAGGATTCTGAGATTAGATGGTATGACAGAAGTAATTTATTAAATAATAAGGATTACTATAATTTTTATATTACTACTGACTTTGCTACTTCTGCTAAACAAACAGCTGACTACTCTGTTATAAGTGTATGGGCTTATAACGCTAATAAGGATTGGTTCTGGGTAGATGGTATTTGTACAAAGCAGACTATGGATAAAAACATAGATGCCTTGTTCAAGTTTGTTACTGAGTACTCTCCCCAGAGTGTAGGGGTAGAAGTTACTGGACAACAAGGAGGATTTATCTCCTGGCTCCAGAGAGAAATGCAGACTAGAAATATCTGGTTTAACTTTGCTACTGGTAGTAATAATTCTCCCGGTATAAGACCTGTAACTGATAAATTGACTAGATTTAATATAGTTCTCCCTTGGTTCAAAGCAGGTAAGATTTATTGGCCGGAACAGATGAAGTCTTCTATCATTATGGGTACATTTATGCAGCAACTAAAACTTACTACTGTTAATGGTATTAAGGGACACGATGACTGTATAGATACTATTTCTATGCTTGGGTATTTAAAACCTTGGGAACCTCAAGCAGGTCAAAGAAAGATCATAGTTGCTGATGAATACTGGGAAGATGAAGAACCAGAACCAGTAAATGGAATGGATAGCTATATTGTATGAATCTACAGGAATGTTTAGATGTTTTAGCAAGAGGAAAGCTCTCTAACCTTTCCTTAGTTAGTAAGGGAAAAGTACTTGAAGAAGCAATTCCTGAAGTAGTGGATGCTATCAATGAAGGTTTGAGAAGAATATACACAAACCTTACTATTAAAGAAAATAATGTCATTCTTGAACTCACAGAATCGAGAACTGACTATGAAATTACTTCAGAGCATTCTTTAAGGAATTGGGATCCTGATGATCCTTTTTCCTCTTATAAATATTACATTAGAGATACAGATGTAACTCCTTTTCAAGATGATATTCTGGTTATCTTAGAGGTATGGGATGATCTTGGGAGGAAGAGACCTATAAATGATCCAGATAGTCCTTTAGGGGTTTATATAGATCAACCTAATAATCTTAGTGTGAATTTCACTAGAGAAGGCAGAGTTCTAAATGTAATTTATAGAGCTAAACATTTAGATTTGGTTCCTACAGAACTTAGTACTAGAATACAGCTACCTGAAAATTTATATGGTGCTTTATTTAGTTACGTGGCTTATTTATTAATGGGCAGAATGAATACTCAGGAAGCAGTTGCTAATAGTGCTAGGTACTTCAATGAGTATCAAAGCATTATTAATGAGATTACAATTAACTCAACCTTAAATCCAGATAAGCTAGTTTCTGATTCTAAATTTTATATAAGAGGTTGGGTGTGAAAAATAATACTTTGTTCTATCCACAGGCTACAGTTAATACTCTTCTTGATGAATCCTATCTAGTTGTTAAATCTGTCTATCTGGCTCTGGGAAATATTAAGACTGTCTCAGACCATGTAGCAACTATAGTTGATCTCTCAAAACATCTAGATGAAATTCAAAATGTTCAAGAGGCAGCCAATAGAGTTTCTAGAGTTTGGGAATCTATAGATAATATTGATGCTATCAAGGCAGATATTAATAATGTAGATTCTGTTGCAACAACCCTTGGTGATATAAAAGTTGTTGCTAAAGATATAAATCATGTCATTAGGGTTTCTACTAATATTGATGATGTTAAAACAGTTAGTAACTCTATTGAGAAGGTTAGTGAAGTAGCAAGTGATTTAGATGCTATTAGAAATGCTGCTTCAAATATAGGAGTTATTAAAGAAGCTCCTCAGTATGCCCAAGAAGCATTTAATAGTGCTGTATTAGCTAAGCAGAGAGCACAGGATGCTAATGAATCTGCTGGTCTTGCTAGAAGATGGGCTACTCAAACTAATGCTCCTTTAGATGATGGTCTGTATGGTTCTAAGTACTATGCAGAGAAAGCTCAGGAATATCTTACTGTTTCAAAGAAAGATCTAGTTCAAGCTATTCAAAATGGTAAGGCTGAGATTCAAGGAGTAACACAAGAGTCTATAGATGAGATAACAGAAAGTACCAATACTTCTATTAATGAAGTAAATCAAGTTGCACAGGATAGAAAGAATGAACTTGAAGTTATAGCTGGTACCTACTATGTTCCCGCTGTGGATTCCGAAGGTAATTTAAGTTGGACTAATACTGGTAATAAGAATAACCCAAATACCGTAAATATTAAAGGCGAAAAGGGTGATCCAGGATTAGATATTGTTATCTTAGGTCAACTAGATAATTATCAAGATTTAATTGCTCAACATCCTACAGGAAGTAAAGGGGATGTTTGGGAAGTTAAAGATACTCATGAAATATATGCATGGGATACTGTTAAAAATACCTGGGTATGCTTAGGAACACTGAAAGGTGCAAAAGGTGACCCAGGACAATCAGTAAATGAGTTTTTAATGGTACCTGACCCAGAAGAGTATTTCTTGAGTATTTATGGTGAAACACATGGTGATGTGATTGGGAGCCTTGTGGTTCAAGAAAATCCTTTCAATCCTGATCCAACAGAAATTTTAGATAATATTCTTAAAGGTTAAATAGATGCCTGAAACTATTACACAATCTCAGCAAATGGTTGCTCTTGCTACCCGTGTTGGTACTGAACTAAAGAAGGTATATGGCACGGTTGGTAAGTTAACTGAACTAAAAACCACTGATAAGACAGCTATTGTTGCTGCTATCAATGAAGCAGTTGATTCAATTAGTGCTGCTCAAACAACTCTTAATGGGTATGCTACGAGACTAAGCACTGTTGAATCAAAGGTTTCTACCAATGCTTCGGATATTACAGCTGCTAAGGGCAATATTACAACCTTGCAGTCGAGCCTTGGTACGCTTCAGACTGAGTTGAAGGCGTTGAAGGACAAAGTGGCATCGGCGACGAACATCGACGATACGAAAGCTGGCACAGCTACGACGTACTCTTCGAGCAAGATCGAATCTGACATCACAGCGGCTAAGCAGGCTGTAAAGAATGACCTTCTTGGTGGTGCCGGAGCTGCGTACGACACGCTGAAGGAACTTGCTGATCTCATCACATCTAACAAGGACGCTATCGACGCCTTAAAGCAAGTGGCCGCTGGTCACGTGAAGTACGACACCGCACAAACCTTGACGGATGTGCAGAAGAAGCAGGCACGAGACAATATCGGTGCCGGAGCTGCGGCTGATGTGACTTCTCATGGTACGAGATTAACAGCTGTTGAAAAGAAGGCAACGGACAATGCTACAGCTATAGCCAATTTAAAGACTGCTGTTGGTGATACCTCAGTTGATTTAGTGGCTAAGTTTGAAGAAGCTCTTACTGCTACTGAATAAGGGTAATCCCGTATCTTTGGAGTAATTAATGGCAAATAAACCATATCCAACGCCTGCAAATCTATCAGAGCAATTAGTTAATCTCGGTTGGCGTCTTGCTACAGAGATGCGGGCTCTTCATAACACCGTTAATATTAAAGTTAGCAAAACAGATGCTGATGCTGCTTATCTTGGCAAGACTGCTAAGGCAGAGTCAGCAAAGACTGCTGATGTTGCTACTAAAGCAACTCAAGACGGTAATGGTAAGAATATTGCAAGTACCTATGCTTTAAAGACTTCTGTCCCAACTGTAATGAGGGGAGCTACGAGTACAGCAGCTGGTTCTGCTGGTACTGTCCCTGCTCCTGCGGCTGGGGATCAAAATAAGTTTTTGAACGGTAGCGGTGTTTGGGCTACAGCTTTAACCTCTCAGACCCAAGCGGACTGGAATGCGAGTACCGGGGTGGCGGCTATTAAGAACAAGCCGACCATTCCGACAAAAACGTCTCAGCTGACAAACGACTCGAACTTTGCAGCAACTTCTGCAATTCCAACAAAAGTCTCTCAACTGACCAATGATTCGGGGTATTTGACGACGCAAATCCGCGCTGACTGGAATGCTACTGAAGGCTATGGAGTTATCAATAACAAGCCGACCATTCCGACAAGGACCTCAGAATTAGAGAATGATGCTAACTTTACTCAGTTTACTGGTGCATTAGCAACAGTGGATGCAAACACAGGCACTCCATCTGTTACTGTTACGGAGTCCGGCTCAGGGAATAATAAAGGCTTGATATTTGCCTTTAAAAATCTTAAGGGTGCTAAAGGTGATAAGGGGGATACTGGAGCACAAGGGCCTCAGGGACCTCGAGGGCCTCAAGGTCCCTCGGGGGCGGGGCTTAGTCAGATTGGGGCAGCGACGCTCTATGGAGAGGATACCCTAATAGCTACGGGAAGCGGTAATGTAACTTCCTACCACACAGCTGTTCAGCGTGATGCCTATGGGCGCGTAACGAAAGTGGGGTATTGGCTGAAAAGCGCTAACTGCAATTGCAATTGCGACTGCAGTACGGATTGAGGTGATGTAATGGCGAATATCAAATGTTATCGATTAGCAGCAGATGGGGAGCCCCCACTGCAAGTAGTACACGTAGCCTCCACTGAGAACGGTTTTTCCATCAAAAAGAACGATAAGTCTTTGGTATTTGATACCAGACTGCTTCAGTTTCGGCCGGACATGGCGAATGTGTTTGAAGGATACCATGAACTTTTTCTCGTCTGGTCCAGCGGAAATTCGTGTGACAAATCCGGGTATGCGTCTGCAATTTTTAGAAACCGTGGGTTTGAAAACAACCATATTGGTTCCGTTTTCGTGGATGCGGATGGAAACGCGTACTTCTTTACAAGATACCCAGTAGCCCCTGCGGAAGGTACTGAGGTAGATGTCGTCGACTATAGCGCAGAGCTAGGTACTCGCGCGGAAGATGTATTTGTCCGAACGCTTCCAGAGTCTGCGGATTACGCAGCATGGAACCAGCGGCATAGAGCGAAGATCAATTTTCTTGGGCACATCAGCACAAACGATAGTCTGACAATGCTGGAATCCCAGCTAGATTTGTTAACGAAGATTGTGCTGGCTATAGCGCCTGATTCGACCGAGAAGGAAGCCCTTTCCGAGGCGACAAAGGATTCCTCTGTTTTTTCTATCCATGATCTCGCCAAAGTAAAGCAAACGATAGAGCGCCAAAAAGCGTACATTCGCTCAGAGCAGAAAAAATATTTTGAAGAAAGAGGGGACGCGAAGAATGCCGATATTTCGTCTTGAGTTTGCAGATGGGTCTGTGGGGCGGTTTGACTCCGACACCACTACTTTTTGGGATGGGGACCACGAGCTTGTAATCGAGCCTTTCGACAAGCCTCCAACAGAGTGGGACAATCGCAAGGCATACACACCAGAGGGACTTACGAAATCCGATACCCCGCGATTCGTCCGAATTGTGTTTGGTTTTAACTGCAATATGCACTGCAAGTATTGCAGCCAGGCGAATACAGACAAGCGCAAGGGGACCTCTGTTCAGCAGGCTGTTGAATTTGCCAAGTGCTTCTGCGAAGTCATCAAGGGTGATCCAAAGCGGATCGAGCTTTGGGGTGGGGAACCGCTTGTGTATTGGAAGCATATCAAGGCGATCATGCCGATTCTGAAGGCGCGCTTTCCGAAGACGCTTTTCGGCATCATCACGAATGGTACATTGGTCACACGAGAGATCATTGATTTTATTGATCGCAATAATATGTCGTGTGTCCTTAGCTACGATGGACCCGGTCAGTACATCCGTGGTGAAGACGTGCTCGCGGATGAGAATAAGCGGAAGTTGTGGTTAGAGCTATACCACCGGAGCAAGGATAAACCCCATGACATTAGTCCGTCAACACAGCGTTTTGCCATTGCGTCAACCATTACGCGTGCGAATGCCAACTTGTCCGAAATCGTTGAATATGATCGAAAGATGTTTGGCGATCCGACGGTGCCCGTTTTCCATGATTACGTTACCGCGATGGGTGGAATTCTTGGACAGGAGGGGTATGAGTCCACAAGCTTCCGGCTCTCCGACTGCAAGGGTATTGAAGCAGAAGCCTACCGAAACCTGGATGCTCCTGACGTCAACCTATCTACTGGTTCAATAGCAACTGCCCAGCAATTCATTCGGAAGGCAGCGCACCACGCACCGACAGGTACAAGCATCTGCGGATCAGACGGCGACGACTGCCTTTTCGTAAAGATCGACGGCACCGTCATGCAGTGCCAAAACAACGACGCCTACCCCGGCCAGTACGGGTCGCTATTTGATCTGGGCAAAGCCCGCGTCGCTGGCGCAACCATGTGGCAGGACCGCGAGACGTGTTCAACGTGCCCGTTTGCAGGGCTTTGCCGTGGTGCTTGCCCGTTCATGAAGGGTAACGCCTTTGCGTCCGCCTGTGCAGTTAAAGGGGCGTACTACAGGGGTATTTTTAGGTGGGTTGTTGAGCGGACCTTTGGTGGTAAAAAACTCGTGGCGATTCATGGGGACATGAAGTTCCCTGCGTTGGAACAGGTAGAAACCCCGCACGGGAAAATCAACCACGTTCAAACGGTTCGTTTTGCGGATTAGCTTGGCTGGAAGCGAGGCAGGAGGTCAAGTTGGGGTGGATGGTTTTCATATGTGGAACCATAGACCAACATGCCGGAAATGCCCTATTGTCCATTTGTGCTATGGGGCGTGCCCAGCGTTAAAGGGAAACGGTTTTGTTGACTCCTGTAACGTTAATTGGGCATACTATTCGGCGTTGTTCAAGTTCGCTGTATCAAGAATTTTTAGGGATGAGTTGGTGTCAATTGAAGGAGATATTTTGCGACCGCAAAGAGAACTTGTGGAAACAAAACATGGGAAAGCTATATCTTTGAAAAAAGTTGAAATGCCTTTCTGATAAAAAATCCCCCCCCCCACTCTTTTCAGGGTGGGGAGATTTTTATTTTCAAAATTTTAAGTTTATTTTTATATAGGCAACTTTTAAGAATAACATCTAATTCCTGTATCACAAAATTTAATTCACCACCAAGAATATTTACAAAACTTTACAAAACTGTTTGACCTTTAGGTTCAGGAAAACCACTTTCTAGTATTTACAGTACTTCCCAGACTTTTAGCCTTTAGGGTGTATTCAGTCTGCTTGATAGAGAACTAAATTTATTGTTTAGTTCTCTATTTTTATATGCGCTATAAATACCATGTAACTAGTTACAAGTCTTAATTAATAAACTAATAAAGGTATTTATATGGCAGAATATGCTACAAATGGAAAGGCTAGTGCAGGGGTTGCTTTAGGTTCTGTTGGTACAGCTCTAGGCGGTCTAGCTGTTCTTAATAATGGTCTTCTAGGTAATCTACTTGGTGGTGGTAACCAGGCTATGGGTGTGATTGCTCAGAAAGATGCAGAGATAGCTGAATTAAAGGCTCAGAAGTACTCTGATGCACAGGATGTTAATCTTTATCAAGCAACCAGATCAGAGAATAAGGAACTCTGGAATAATGTTAAAGAAGCTTTAGCTCCTATTGCTACAAAAGCAGAAGATACTGCTACTAAGGTTGCTACACTTGAATGCAGAGTTTCTAAGAATGAAGAAATTGCTGCTCTTAGAGAAGAACTAGTGAAGTCTCAGCTAGGTGCAAAGATTGATGCTGTTGCTTGCCAAGCCTCTAACGGTATCAATATGCTTAACTCTGCTGTGTCTGGTATCAATAATACTCTCAACGGTATTATCTGCAACAAGGTACAGTTAAGTGCTATCTGTCCTGAGCCAATGCAAAGATGGAATTCTTGGACTGCTCCTACTGCAGGTGAATCTGCTCCTGCTGTTCAGCCTGTTACTGGTTCCATTAATGTAAGACAGATTTAAGAGGCAGTCTATGGTAAGCCTTGCTAAAACTAAAATCATTCTTGGAGAATTCATAGATTCTCAGATAGTACCTATCATTACAAATTCTTTTACTAAGTGGGCATTTAAAGGAGGTGCAGTCCTAGCCCTTAATAGCTTAGATAAGGTACTTCTTCCATATTTACCAATGCTCACAGCTGTAGGTGTTATGGATCAAGAAATGAATGTCTATCCAAATAAGTTAAAGCTCTTCTTTGAAAGTGCCTTTGCAGCAGAACCAAAGGTAGAAGTAGCTCTTCCTGGATGCACTATGAAATTTAGCAAGGCTGATGCAGATGCTCTTATAGCTCTATTGGAGAGGGAAGATGGATAAGACTTGGATGGAAGTAGAAATGGACGAGTCTGTTACTCTTCTAAGACAGACACTAGAAGAACTAAACAAGACTCCTTCCGAAGACATGACGTATGAAAGGGTAGAGAAGCTAAAGAATATTTATAAGACTCTCTACTACATTCACTGTCTAAGAGAAAAGAAGTAAAAAGAAAGGGGGGCATCTAGCCTCCCTTAACTTTACTTAATCTTCCGCACAGCCTGTGGTATACATTGCTAGGAATATAGGAGCTTCATCTTTTGATGTCCATGAATCTCCACTAGCGCTCATGATTTCTTCTCCTGAACCAAAAGAACCACTTCTAGCTGATTGAAAGACTTTCTTAAAGCGATTTGCTCCACAATCAAATTCAATAAGCATTTCTACAGATTGAATTTTGTACTTTTCGTCTAAGTAGTTGCCTTTCTTAGCTTGCCAAAAACAAGTACGATATGGTGTGGAACTTACAGGCGGACTACATATAAAATGGGTTTTAAGATTTTTCCAATAGGCACCTTTATACATAAACATGGCTACTTTCTTGTAGTAAAAGATAAGATCCTCTTTTTCTACAGCAGCTTCAACATTAAATCCATCTACAATTTTATATATGGGTATATTTTCTGCATTAGAGCTCTGAAAAAGACCCAAGCTTCCTAGTAATAGGAATATCCCTTTTATCCTCTGGTTCCTCATTCCTGATTTCCTCCGTATGTTTCTTAAGTTCTTCTATGTGAGCTTTCAGTCGAGCAATCTCAGCTTTCAATTCTTTGATGCGTTCTCACTCATGAACGATCAGTTCTTCGTATGTCATGATACTTGATATGAAATAGGGGAGATTACTCTCCCCTCCACTACCCTACAGGGTAGGGTATTACTTCTTAGCTTCAGTCTTCTCAGGAATTCTGAAACGTTCTAAGAATTCTTTATCAGTCATCTTAGAGAAGTTGATACGCTTGTACTCTCTGAAAGTCTTTTTCATTTGACCCTGACCAGTCCATTCTTCACCATTGGGAAGACGGTACTTAATAGTAGCAGGGGCACGAGGCTTACGAACCTTAGGTTCTTCAGCAAACTCAAGATCATCAGCCTTAATCTTGAAGTCCTTAATGATCTGCTGAATATGGGCAATAGCAGAAGAACGAGCGTTTTGATACTTAGCTTGAAGAGCTTGCTTCTGGTTCTGAAGTTCTTCAGCAACCTTGTTGAAATCATCCATTTCATTTCTCCTTTAGGATTGATGAAAGAACTATACAAGGTATATTGAAATAGTAATTTGACTCAAATCAAATACTATTAAAGAAGCTTCAAGTAGTATACATACTTGTATACACGGTCACTTGAAGCACTCAAGAATTTAAGGCTAGTGTACTGAAGAGAAATGAATAAATTAGATGGAACTCGAATCCGGATCTAACCCTTAGGAGGGGCTTGTTCTATCCAGTTGAACTACGGTGGCCAAGCTAATGATTCCAGGGTCTCAGAGACTTTCTGGTTCATTTGAGGGTGGGATTCTAGCAAAAGATTCTTTCTTTTGATGGATTTTCTAGTTCTTTGATTTTATTCATTTTCCCTTGAGACACTCTCTTAGATTTCTATGAGTGTGGGTGAGAACTTGTATACATAAATGTATACACGGCTAGTAGAAATGAATGGACTTAAAGCTAGTGAAATCAAATCTCTCCCAGATGGGATCTATCGAGATGAAGGTAATCTTTACTTTAGAGTAAGGAAAAATGGCTCTATCAGAGAGTTCCTCTACAGAGGTTCTGTCAATGGAAAACAGACTTATAGGTCTCTTGGTTCCCTAAAGACTCTCTCCCTTAAGGAAGCTAGACAAAAGGCTAAGACTTATGTCTTAGCTCCTATTGTCAGGATTCCTACCTTCAACAATCTCTGGAAAGAAGCTCTTGATGAGGTAGCTTTTCAGAAACAATGGGCAAAGGAAGCTTCCTATAAAACGAACCAGAGGTATCTTGAGAGGACTCTCCCTATTCTTGGTTCTCTGAAAGTCACTCTCATCACTAAAGAAGACATCCTCTCTTACCTTAAGCCTCTTTGGAAAGAGAATGCCTATGAAGGAGAGAGGACTCGTTCTATCCTTGAAGCAGTCTTTGACAGATTCATCAGTAAGAAACTCATAACAGAAAATCCTGCTGCTTGGGATAAGAATCTTGATGGAGACTTACCTCACTGGAAGGATGTACATGAAGTAGAGCATAGGAAAGCTCTTAAATGGGATTTAGTTCCTGATCTTATGAGCAAAGTCTTCCTCTCTCAGAACCAAGGAAGATACCTTCTTATGTTTGTAGTAGCTACAGCTCTAAGAATTACAGAATGTAGAACTCTTAAATGGGAGTACATAGAATCCAATAAAGAGATGGGAGAGTACTTCAATATTCCTGCTGAGAATAGGAAGAAGAATAGAAAGAAGAAGCTTTCTAATCATATCCTTCCCATTACTCCTTTAATGAAGCAGATTCTTTCCTTGGTTCCTAGAACCAGTGAATACATCTTCACTAACACTAACAATGAAGTCTTTGGAATCACTTGTTGTAATCATCTTCTTCAACATCAATACAAGATAGATGCTACGGTACATGGATTCAGAACTTGTTTTAGAACATGGGGAGCTATAAAGAAACAAGACTTTGCATCTTGTGAATTAATACTTTCTCATTCCTTATGTAACATAGGAACTCAAAGTACTAGATGTTACTTTGGTACAGATATGTACGATGAAAGAAAGAAGATACTTACTAGATGGAATAAATACATCTTTAGTAAAGTAAAATTCTCTATGGATTCCGGCGCATAGCGAGCATAACGGCATAATAGCATTTCATCAAGCCCTTGGGTACTAGTATAATCCCTAATATTTGGGAGACATACTTGCTACAGTCACTTTACCTTGGAACATCCATAGCAATCTCTTGGGCTTGGGGAACCTCTTTAATTCTTGGGATGCAGATAGCTCAGACTAAAGGCTTAGAAGCCTTTTTGATCTGGGCTACTGCCAACTGTCTGACCTTAGCTCTCTTTGGATTTCTGTATCACAGGAAGTTCTTGAATCCTTTGGTTCTGGATCAGCCAGTAGTTAGGATTTTCACTAATCTCATACAGATTTTCTGTCTGATTATTCAGCTCAAGATTCTCAATGAGACTCTTCTGAATTTCTTTGATCCTATCAGCTCTTACCTGATAGCTTCAGGAATGGGGCTATTTCTCACGCTATTGATGTTTCAGAAGGGTCTGAAAGCATCCATATTCACAGACTTATGTCAAGGCTTATTGACGATTGTAGGGCTATCTATGATGGCATATCTATGTATAGGGATTCCATCAAATCCAAGTCCTACATCTAGTGTCTCTGATATTTCCTGGGGAATCTGGTCAGCAGTGATCCTTCTCTCAGGAATCATGACAGACATTCAACATTGGCAAAGAGCCAAGGTAGATGATACACAGAAAGCCTTTTACTGTGCTTCAGTCTTCTTTGCTATCTATCTGTCCCTTGTTTATGTACTGTCTCTTTATAAATTTGATAACCTATTAAACCTATTACTACTTTTTGTGGTGATAGGTGTTACAACATCTACTATAGATTCAATTGCAGTAGCACTCCATAGAGACTTTGGAAGGAAACTAGGAACTCTCATTGGACTAAGTATTTGTATAGGCTATGGCTTACTACTTAAACTTAGTGTACTTTCTATTTGGAGTTACTTCGGAGTTATAAGAGTAGGTCTAGCTCTTTATATTCTCTATTGGTGCTATAAGCATGAAGTTAACAACAGAACAATTAACAACAGTTTTTCACAGATACCTAGTTGATTATTTATTACCTAGATCATTTGACCACTTGAAGATATATGAAGATTATTCAGGTGGTTTACTTTTAACCAAAAGACTCCTTAAAATCATTAAAGACCCTAAGCTCTCATATGTCTATCAAGGTGACAAGATAGATTGTGAAGAGCTTATTCGGATTGCCAAGGAACATTTAAAGGATAACCAAGTCTTTATTGTTGGTTTGAACTACTGGTTTTCTAAGGATGATCTTGATATTCTTAGAGAAATTTATATTAATCTTTATCTAAAATAGGTTCCCTTTTATAATTCTTGTACTAAAGGCAAAGGGAACCCAATGTACGAGATTAATATAAAGGATATAACAGATGCTTCTATAGCTAATGCTTCAGTTAAATGGGGTATGGGTGGAGGCTCTGTTACTTCTATCTTTGGCTATCTGTCCAGTAGTGATTTACTCATGTTCCTTGGCGTAGTCACTACTGTATTAGGTTTCATAGTAAATCTATTCTACCAACACAGAAGAGATGTCAGAGCCAGTGAAGAACATAAAATTAAACAGAAGATACTAGAGTGTCAATTGAAGCATGAACAAGAAAATAACAAGTAGTGTTTTAGTAGGTTCTATTCTTGCTTCAATAATCTTCTATGAAGGTGGGTATTCTGATGATCCAGATGATCCAGGAGGTAAGACTAAGTATGGGATTACTGAAAGAGTAGCCAGAGAATATGGTTATCTTGGTTCAATTGAAGATTTAACTCAAGAGCAAGCTACTAAAATCTACACAGAACTTTATGTGGATCAACCTCACTTCAATCTTCTATTAGAGATTAATCCAGCTATAGGACATAAGTTGATAGATGCCGGAGTAAATGTAGGAACTATGAGAGTTAGTCTTTGGTTCCAACAGACTCTTAATGCTTTCTCAAGAAATGGTACTGATTACAAAAAGATTCCAGAAGATGGGATTATTGGTAAGAAGACCATAGTAGCTTATCAAGCACTTGAAAAGAAGCGAGGAAAGGTTAAAGCTTGTGAATTAGTTCTTAAGGCTTTAGATGGTCAACAAAGTTCTTACTATTTAAAACTGGCAGCTTATTCAAAATATACTGTTGGATGGGTTGATAATAGAGTTGAGAATATCCCATTGAACCAGTGCAAAGATTATAATTTAGATATTCTTAAATCTGATACTAAAAATGAAAGTAGATAAATTTATTGTTTTAAAATTGGTTGCTAAACATCTGGGAAAGAAGATTGGTGCTGAGTTTACAAATTTAAATGTTCTAGCTGCTTCTTTAGCTCCTATGTTTAATCAGCAAGTCCCTATGCTCCAGAAAGCAGGTATTCTGGATGAGGATGGAAGACTTGATATAGAACTTACTGAAAAGAAGCTTATCAGTACTTTTAATGTCACTCCTTTCTTCCATATTCCTATGGGTACTGGAAAGATCATTATCACTAAGAATGATATAGAGAAGTTTATTGCTGATTTGAAGAAAGTAGCTGATATTGAAGAGGTTATATGTCTTCCCAACAAGTAGACGTAATCCAGTCTCTACCTTGTTATTTAGATAATGAAACTAGCCCTTTTGGTATTGCTAATATTCTTTTTTGTGGAAGACTTGTCAGGGACAGATTTAATGTTCTAAATCAGTATAGTAAAGTTAATTGGCTAGATACTGTTGATCCTATTCCTGAACCTGTAGAGACACCTATAGCTGATCTTATGGATCAGAGAGCTAATGAACTTATTTCTAAAGGTTCTATAGGTGTTCAATGGTCTGGAGGTGTGGATAGTACTTCTCTTCTCCTAGCTCTAATTAGAAATGGGATAGCCAAGGAAGACTTAGAAGTTCTCTTTGATGTAAATTCATGCACAGAATATCCTAAGCTCTTTACTTGGTTAACAGAACAAGGATGGAATATGCATCCTGTTAATACTTCCTGGCTCCAGGTTCTAGGCAAGACAGATGTTGATGTAATCACCAATGGTTGGTGTGCAGATCAACTCTTTGGTTCTGTATTCTTCTATCAGATGCCTGAGAAGTATTTAATGTCTTTAGATGAATTTTTAGATGACCTAAAGTTTCCAGGAATACAACCAAACCAAGAACAAAAGAAGTTTGCTATAGAAGTTTATAAGAAGTATGCAAAAGATTACTTTGGAATAGATTTAAATGTAGCAGCTGAATTAGGATGGTTTATTAATTTTGTTATAAAGTGGTCTTGGGTTAAAGCTTTTAATGATTGTTATTTAATCAGAACTAAGAACTCTAATAAAACTCAAGTGTTCTATAACACTGATTACTTCCAATCATGGGCTCTTAGTAACTACCATAGTATTAAAGAAGCTAATATCTATGGTAAGAATGCTGCCATGTATAAGAGACCATTAAAAGAATATTGCCAGACGGTATTTAAAGATGATGACTTCTTACAAAATAAAAGTAAGAAACCTTCTTGGAATGCTTCCCAGAACAGAACCATGCACAACAAGACATGTATTGTTCTAAAGACCAATAATGGCTATGACGTTTATGATGCTCCTGCTAAGTTTCCATACCTAAAGGCTCAGGAGTTTATTAATGAAATCTTTACAAGATATAGTAAGTAGGTAATAATCAATTGATTAGAACTCGCTAATAATAACAATGGACTCTAACGAATTAATAAGTACTAAGCTAACTGAATGGGAGAATGAACCTAAGCTCTCAGAGCTTAAGGAAGACTTTATGTCTTCTAAACCTTCCCATGATAACCAGATAGCTAGGATGGATGAATGGAAAGACCTACTCAATGTTACTGGGAATGAAAGACCCAAGTCTCTTAGGGGTAGATCAAGAGTCCAACCTAAGTTAGTCCGAAGACAAGCAGAATGGAGATACTCTGCTCTATCAGAACCTTTCCTTGGTTCAGATAAAGTTTTCAGTATTACTCCTAAGACCTTTGAAGATGAAGCAGCTGCTAAGCAGAATGAGCTTTTATTGAACTGGCAGTTCAATACAAAGCTTAATAAGGTCAAGTTGGTTGATGACTATGTTAGAGCTGTTATTAGTGAAGGTACAGGCATAGCTAAGATTTCTTGGTGTAGAGAAACCAAGCCTATTATCAGACAAGAGCCAGTCTTTAAAGCTATTCCAGTCCAAGATCAACAGACCTTAGATCAGTTAAATCAAGCTGCTCAACTCTCTCAAACTGACCCCCATACTTATGAAGACACTATTCCACCAGAAATTAAGTATGGTGTTCAAGTCATGTCTTCTGGTCAAGTTCCTTTCCCTGTCATTGGTCAAATTATAGGGTATCAACCAGTACAGGATGAAGAAATCATCTGTAATCACCCTTATGTGGAAATAGTTGACCCAAGGAATGTTTATATTGATCCATCCTGCAATGGTGATTTTGAAAGAGCTTATTTCGTTATAGAGTCTTTTGAAACTAGCTACGCTGAACTAGTCAAGGATGGAAGATATGTAAATCTAGAGCATATCAATTGGGATGAAGTTGGTACTCTTAATGATGGTGAGCATGAATCAAGCACTCCTGATGACTTTAACTTCAAAGATAATAGTCGAAAAAAGGTTGTAGCTTATGAGTACTGGGGATTCTATGATGTTCATGGCAATGGTTCTCTAGTTCCTATTGTTGCTACCTGGATCAAGAATACTCTTATTAGATTAGAAGAAAATCCCTACCCTGACAGAAAGCTTCCTTATGTTGTGGTTCCTTACTTGCCTCAATTGAGAGAAGTTTATGGTGAAGCTGATGCTGAGCTTTTAGGGGATAATCAGAGAATTCTTGGTGCTGTTACCAGAGGCATGATTGACAGCCTTGGTAGATCAGCTAATGCTCAACAGGGCTTTGCTAAAGGATTTCTTGATCCAGTCAATAAGAAGAAGTTTATGAATGGTGAGGATTATGAATTTAATCCTAACCTTCCTCCTCAAGCAGCTTTTGTTGAACATCAATATCCAGAGATTCCTGAATCTGCCATGTTGATGATTCAAATGCAGAACCAGGAAGCAGAAGCTCTTACTGGTGTTAAGGCTTTCTCTGGTGGTCTTGCAGGTGACACTTACAACACTAAGGTAGCTACAGCTATTAGAGGTGTTTTAGATGCAGCTTCTAAGAGAGAAATGGCTATTCTTAGAAGACTTGCTAGAGGTATGCAGGAAATAGGAAATAAGATCATTGCAATGAATGCAGTGTTCTTGTCTGAAACTGAGGTAATCAGAGTCACTAACAGACAATATGTTCCTATTAAGAGAGAAGACCTTAAAGGTAACTTTGATCTTGAAGTTGATATTGCTACAGCTGAAGAAGACAATGCTAAGTCAGAAAATCTAGCATTCCTTTTCCAGACTCTAGGTAATTCTTTTGATGATAAGCAAGTAGTTTTGAGAGTTCTTGCTGAATGGGCTGATCTTAAGAGATTGCCTGCTCTTGCAGAATACTTCAGAACCTGGAAACCTGATCCACAGCAAATTGAAATGCAGCAGAAGATGCAGCAACTTCAATTGGAAAACTTGGCTCTTCAGAATGAAAAGCTTAAGTCTGAAGTGGTTGAAAATCAGGCTAATGCTCAGAAGCTTGGTGCGGATGCCCAAACTAAGGCTGTTGATGCTCAGACCAAGGCTATTACTGCCAGAGCTACTCTACCAGATCAAATCCAGAAGATTAAGGCTGATACTGCTCTTACTGGTGCTCAAGCGAGTAAAGCAACTCTTGAAGCTCAGGCCATTGCTCTTGAGAACCAGTTAAATGCAGATGGTACCAATCACTTTAGAGAGCTTCAAAAGATGGAAGCTCAAGCCAGAGGTAATCAAGACCTTGAAATATTAAAGGCTATTGGTAAACAATTAAAGAAAGATGATGTTAGACCTAATATTGATGCAATGATTGGGTTTAATGTATTAAGTGGTAAAGCTAAGGGATTTATTTGATTATAATTAGGAGGTTTATATAATAAATCTCCTAATTAATAGGAATACTCATGTCTGAATTGACAGAACTCCAAGAAACACTAGTTGAATGTAATAAAAGAGCTGAACTTAAGAAAGCTGTTGAACGTTTAATGTTGAATCCTGATTTTAAGAAAGTTATTCAGGAAGGTTATATTGAACAAGAAATGCAAAGACATCTTTCATTAGCTATCTGTGATAAGTTATCTTCTGAAGATAGAGAATTGAATAATAATTTAGCTAAGAGTGCTGTAGCACTATCTAATTATTTGGATACTATTATTCAGTTCGGTAGAATTGCTGAAGAAGATATTGAACAAATTAATGAAAGAATTGAACAATTAACAGCTCAGGGGATGGATGAATAATGGACGCTAAACAAATTCAGGAAATGTCTGATGAAGACTTTGCTAATATGGCTCCTCCTTCCCTTGATGAGGATCATTCTGAAGATAAGGATGATCCTAAGGAACCTGAGGAAAAGGAAGTAACAGAAGAGACTGAACCTCAGGAACCAGAAGAGGAAAGTACAGAATCTGAAGAACAGGATGAGGAATCTGAACCAGAAGAAGAGAAAACATCTTCTGGTGATGAAGAACCTAAGCCTGAAGAAAAGAAGGAACCTGAGGCTTCTAAGGTTCCTCAGATAGACTATAAGCAGTTCTATGATACTTTAATGGCTCCCATTAAGGCCAATGGGAAGGAATTAAAGATCAGAGATGCTCAGGAAGCTATTAAGCTCATGCAGATGGGTGCTAATTACACTCATAAAATGCAGGGATTAGCTCCGTATCGTAAAAAGATTCAGATGCTCCAGAATGCTGGACTTCTAGAAGATGATAAGCTTAACTATCTGATTGATGTGGCTCAGGGTAATCCTGAAGCCATTAAGAAGCTTCTAAAGGATCGGAACATTGATCCTTTGGATATGAATGTAAGCGAAGAATCAAAATATGTTCCTGGCAATCATTCCGTTAGTGATGAAGAAGTCAGGTTTCAGACTGTTCTGGATGACTTGAAGTCTACTCCAGAAGGTAAAGAAACCCTCTCCATTGTTAATGGTATGGATCAAGCTAGTTTGAATCAAGTGTGGAAGGATCCTTCCATTATGTCAACTCTTCATGAGCAACGACAGAATGGTGTTTATAAGCTGATTACTGATGAAATGGAACATCAGAAGATGCTTGGGAATATTCCTGAAACCACTTCTTTCCTTGATGCTTACAAAGCTACGGGTGATTTCTTGTTGAAGCAGAGACAAGCTCAGCAACAAGCTCAATTACCTCAAGGTACTTTGAAACAACCTGTTAAGGAAGATATTAAGCGAGTTAAAGCTGCTGCTCCTACAGGTCGATCAAAGAAATCAAATCAAACTTTCGTTGATCCCTTCTCACTTTCAGATGAAGAATTTGAGAAGCAATTTAAAGATTACATAGGATAATATTTAATGGCTTTTACAGGTTTACAGTACGAACCGAATTACTCGGATGGTACTAATAATGGCAAGTCAACAATTGACTACAAGTCAAATGCTGACCAGATGAACACGTTCTACTGGATTCGTAAGTCTCTTACGGATGCACGTAAGGAATCTTACTTTACTCAGTTGGCTGATAGCATTGGTATGCCTCAGCACTATGGTAAGAAGATCAAGCTTTATCACTATATCCCCTTGCTTGATGATCGAAATGTTAACGATCAGGGTATTGATGCTAAGGGTGCTAAGAGTGAAAATGGTAACCTCTTCGGTTCTAGCCGAGACATTGGTACCATTCTTGAAAAGCTCCCAACAGTGGGTGAAGCTGGTGGACGTGTGAACCGTGTTGGTTTTTCACGTATTGAACTTGAAGGTACGTTTAAGAAGTTCGGTGTGTTCTATGAATGGACACGTGAATCCTTCGAGTTTGATTCTGACTCTACTCTTCGTTCTCATCTTTCTGAAGAACTGATGAAGGGTATGGTGGAAATGCAGGAAAAGATGCTGAACATCGACCTCGTTTCTGCTGCTGGTGTCCAAGTGTTCCCAGGTACGGCTGCTCAGAAGAGTGAAGTTACTGGCGAAGGTGATAATGCAACGATTGTTGACTATAAAACTCTTCGTAAGACAGACCAGATTCTGGATGAAAACCGTTGCCCAAGAAATACTAAGTATATTTCTGGTTCACGAAACATTGATACAAAGACTATTTATAGTGCTCGTGTCGCTTATGTTCCTTCAGCGGTTGTTCCTGTTCTGGAAGACATGAAGGACAACTTCGGTAACAAGGCTTTCATCCCTGTTCAGCAGTATGCTTCTGCTGGTAATGTGATGAAGGGTGAAATTGGCTCTATCGGTCATTTCCGTTTCATTCAGGTTCCTGAAGCTGTGTACTGGGAAGGTACTGGTGCAACGGTTACTACCAATCCTGGCTATGCTGAAAAGAATTCTAAGTACAATGTGTACCCGATCCTTGTAGTTGGTTCGGAATCCTTCAATACGATCAACTATAGTGGTGCTTCTGGTGGTCATTTCTCTATCATCACTAAGGTACCTGGTAGAGAAACTGCTTCTAAGGATGATCCATATGGTGAAACTGGGTTCTCTTCGTTGAAGTTCTATTATGGCTTCCTCTGCAAGAGACCTGAACGTATTGCTGTTATTCATACAGTGGCTCCCGAATAACCTAATATAGGTTAAAATAAACCCGCTTGATAAATAAGCGGGTTTTTTATTAATTATTAGAAATAATATGGCAGAAACAGTAGACACTACTCCACGTGATGAAGAACTAGCTCTTTTAAAGGAAAGAGCTGATCTTATGGGTATCAAGTACTCTGGTAACATTGGTATTGATACTCTCAAGGCTAAGATTAATGAACGTCTTGAAGAAGCTGAACTTAAGAAGGATGAAAAGAAATATAAGGCAGACCTTCGTAAAACTGAACGAGATAAGCAGTTAGCTTTGGTGAGAATTCGCCTCTCAGTTATGAATCCTTCTAAGCAGAATTGGACAGGTGAAATCTTTACCATTGCTAATTCTGTTATTGGTACGGTTAGAAAGTTTGTTCCTTATGAACCAAAGTTCTATACCAATGGTTATCATGTTCCTTTCTGTATTTACAACCTTCTTAAGGAAAAGAAGTTTGTTAATAGAACCACTAAGAATGTGAATGGTCGAATTATTGCTACAGAAAGATTGGTTCCTGAATTCTCTATTGAAGTGCTTCCTAAGCTTACTAAGGAAGAACTTGCAGAACTAGCTAAGGAACAAGCGGCTGGTAATAGAATTGATGAAACAGATGAATAAGTAGATATTTAATTACTACTTTATAATACCCTATTATTTATTGTTAATAGGGTTTTATTTTACCTATGGCTAATGACACACAAGCTAAAGAACTCCTTTCTAGTATCACTGATGGGCTAGACTTTTCTATCCCTAGTGTAGACTTTAATGATGATGCTTTTAAGATTCCTGAAGGACTTGCAGAAGCTCTTAAAAAGGTTCCAGAACAGCTTACTAATGATTCTCTAACAGAGGGCTATATTGAAGGTAATGGTACCTTTGATATTATTATGAAAGCTCTAAAGGATCATTTAAACTATGAGTATCAGCAAGGAAGAATCTCTGGTGCTGAATACACTAAAGCTTATATTGCATCTATACAGACAGCTCTCCAGTGTGCTGTTCAGTACCTCTTGGGCAGAGACAATGCTTATTACCAAGCTCTAGGCACTCAAGCTCAGGCTATTACAGCATCTATTGGTGCTTACACCGCTAAGGTTCAATTGGCTATTGCTCAAGCTCAGGCTCATCTTAATAAAGCTCAGTATGCTAATACTGTTCTTGGATTGGCTCAAACCGATAAGCAGACAATCCTCCTTAGAGAACAGGGTGAACAAGCTCATGCACAGGTCTCAGATAAGCTTCTTGATGGTACAACGAATGTAACTGGGTACACTGGGAACCAGAATAAGCTACTTCAACAGCAAGTTGTTTCCTTTAAAAAGGATGCCACTATCAAAGCAGCAAAGATTTATGCAGATTCTTTTGCTACTCAATTGTCTATGTCTACTGCTACAGCTGCTGGTACAGGCTTAGATGCTAATGGTATTGGTACTGCCATATCTAAGCTTGCTAACTCAATGGACTCTAATTAATAGGTGAAGAATGGGGTGGAATCCTTTTAAGTCTAAAACTAAATATTATGTTTCATCATCAACCTTTCCTTTGTTTGATGATAAAAACAGAATAGACAATTATGAGGCTGCTATACTGGATTACACCTCTAATTCATCTATTGAACAATCAGAGTACTTAAAAAATTACTATGGTACTTCTCGTTTAAGGGATATAAGAGGTCTATTAAATTGGGCTGATTCTTCTGGTTACCATAGAACCATGGGTAAAGTATCTGCTACTTTTTATGCAGATGCTCAATTAGACAATGAAATACTTACTATTGCCACTAAACAATATGTAAGTATTAACCCTAATGATACTTATAGAGTTTATAAGTCTAATTTAAATATCTTCTCTGAAGATTTCTGGTTAAAACATCTTGCTACTCAACAAGGTAAAGCTCAATTATTTTATGAATCTGCTGCAATAAATTACACAGTATCTTTTCCTACTGAAGATACTATTAGAGCTACCTTTAAAAATGGTACTGTAATTGAAGGAAGGATTCCTAACAATGCTTCTAGAACAAGATTCATTGAAATGGAATATTCTATTATTACTGAGACTATTACTGATAAGGTAGATGCTGAAGGTAATGTAGTAGTTGATCCTGAAACAGGTGAACCAGTAAAGATAACCACTTATACATATCAGTATGGTTACTATGATTATCAAGAAGGTAGTGGTAATACAACTCTTGATAATTTAATTAAGAATAATGGTATTACTGGTTCAAGAACTTTCTATCCTGTAATTCCTGTTAGAACAAATACAAGTTGGTATTCAGGAACCAGTGCAGAATACATAGGCAAAGCCCTAAAACAACTACATCTTTATGATGCTAAGTTAGGGCCTAAAGATACCTATGGAAAGCTACAAAATATTCTTATAGAAGGTATCAATAAGAGTGGTAAAGGTAGCTTAGATGATATTGACTACATGACCATTATTCTTGGAGTTTCTATTAACTCTAGGAACAAGGCAGATCAACGTTATATGTTTGAATTCTTCTATAACATATACGTTAATTACAAGCTAATGAATGGTGAAACTCCTCAAGGTATATCGGGGGGTTTATCTACTTACTCTGGTCAAGGAAATCTTAAAAAATTCTTTGGCACAGTGTTTAAAAAGATTGGTGATGAAGGTTCTACTGGGTTTACTCGATTTACCTTATATAACGCAAGTTCTAATCTAAATCTTACTTATGACTGGGGCCATGCAGAATATTTTGAAGCTAATGGTAAATGGCAACCAAAGGCTAAGGTGGGAGAATACGGGGTTCTTGCAGGACTTCTAAAGCATACATGGTCAGAGTACATCCCTAAAACTGACTCAGAAGGTAATTTAATTTATATATATAACGAAGATACTGGACGTAATGAACTTCAGTATGAAGTAGTTCAAAGAGAGAGTTACATTAATGAAACTCTATTCTGTTACCAATCTTCTGAGAATCGTTGGCACTTTGTAATGTTTGCAGGGTTAGGCCTGACTAACCTTGTTTATGCGGGTAAAACAGTATATACAGATGCTTATGATGCAGTAAAAGAATCTGATTCTACAAATACTCTTCAGTATTCCTTTAAAGAAGATTCTGATGGAACCTATGATGAGTACACACTTTTTAACTTTAGTTATGTAGAAAATTCTGGGAGAGAACCTTCTGCTTTTATTGTCCCTCTTGAACAAAGTACTTTCTATGAAATAGGTGTCCCTTATGAAGTAGATATTTCTTATGGGTGTCAATATCTAGTTTGTAATTGTTGGGAAAAGAAGAAAGTACGTTGGTATCAACATGGTTGGTTCTCTGTACTACTATCATTTACAGTTGCAATAATATGTCCTATAGGAATAGTTTCAGTTATATTTTTTACTATAGGTGTAGTACTTCTTACAGCTCAAATATTAGAACTTACTCAAAAGATTCTTTGTACTATCTTTGGAGAATCTTTAGGTAATTCTATTTATAAATGGTCTTTAGCAATTATTAAGACTATTCTTATATGGGTTGCAACTATCTGTTTTAAAATACCCGTAATTGGTTGGATTATATGGGCTATTTGCATTACTATTTATGCAACCATTACCGCTGCTGAGTACCTAAGAGCTGGTTATTCTCTAGAACAGGCCATTATGAAAGGTGCAGCTGAAGGTGCTATAGCTGGTGTAGCTTCTCTTGCTGGAGGATATGTTGGTGGTACTGTAGGTGCTTCTTATGGTTCTGTAGCTGGAACTACTGCTTCAGGGGCTGTATCTGGTTTTATTTCTGGTACTGGTAGCTCTTTGATAGCAGGAAATAGTTTAGGAAAATCTCTTAAAACAGGAACTATTTCTGGTGCTATTTCTGGTGTTGCAGGTGGGCTTTTCCAAGGAGTTTCTAATTTATGGAATGGAAATAGCTTTTTAGGAACAGAAATTATTGGAAAAGCTGGAACCAGTGGTGTAGAACAAACAGCTAGTAATGAACTTACTAAAAATTTTTCAGTAACTAATGCTGTTGGTATAGGTATATGGAATGTAATGACAAATCCAATGACCTATATGAATCTTATAAATCTTACTATGGCAGAACAGCAATATCATAAGATGGCTAACCTTGAAAATGATTATCAAGAGTTTGCTGATAAGTATGCAGCTGCCAATAGAGTTTTAGATATGTTGAATCAGATGAGAGGTTCAACTGTTACAGCTGAGTTTGTTTGTAAGATGCAAGCTTGTTTAGGAAGAATGATCCAGATGTTCCCAGATGCCATTTCTATGTCTCCTGAAGCATTCCTTTCTATGGCTACTACTACAGGGCATGACCAATTAAAGAGTGTTCTTGGTTCTGTTACAACCTTTGTAGATAGTCAACTAAGTATGGATGGGTATGAACCCTATCAGTTGTTTTATACTCAAATGGATTATTCCCTTACATTTACAGAAACTTCGACAATTATTAGGTAAATATTTAGAATTATCATACTTATAAGTTATAGGAATTCCTAATATGGCATGGATTATTGACCCAAACACTGGATTATTAACTGAATCACGTATTAATTCTGTAACAGGGCAGCCTGTAACAGGTTCTACAGGTACTCAAGCTGGTTCTAGTTGGTGGGATACTTTTAAACAAGGTTGGAATGATTTTACTACTCCTCATGGTTCAGGACCCAATGCTAGATCTTATGCAGATTTAGCTCTAGGTGCTTTGAATATGTTGGAGAACTATCGTAACAACAAAACTACTTTAGCTATTCGAAGACAAGCCCTAGAAGATGCTAGAAATACCCAACGGGCTAACTTTGGTACCAATGCTACTGCTCTAGGGAATGACTTGATGACCAGAGCCAGAATGGCTAATGGGTGGTCTTCTGATTTTGGTGCTGGGGTAGCACAAGATTCTTTAGCCTCTCTGAACCAATTAAGTCAAGCAGGTCAGACTATTGGGTATAACCCAAATAACCTAGAAGCTCAGAAAAATCAATTAAGACAGTACAATTCCTTAGGTTAAGCTATGTCTTTACCAATTACTCAAATTAAAAACATAAGTCCTGTAGATACCAGAGCTTATGAATTAGCTGCCCAAGCAACTGCTAATAGGCCAAGTATCTTTGGTAACTTAGCTAATTTAGTAAACCAAGGAGAACAAGCTTTTGCCTCTGAAAGAGCTAACAATGTACGTGATCTGATACGTCATGGAGTTCTAGGAGGTTTGACTCCTGAAGAAGCTTTAGGACAAGTTAGAAATGATTCTCGCTTTAGCAATAATGACTTTGAGAATGCTAAGGTAGATGATCTAATGAAGGGTCTTAATGACGAATGGAGAGCCAAGAATGCTGATACAAGAAGCGCTGAAGAACTTGCTATGCGTCAAGCTCAAGCTAGAAGAGACCAGATTATTTTCAATCAAGGCCAAAAGGATAGACAAGTACTTCAAGCTGTAGATGCTGCTAAAGCTAAGTTAGCTACTCTTACTGCTCAACTTGGTGGAGACCCTGAAGCACTTGCATCAGCTAAGTATGAAATCATCAATTCGTATTCTGATCCAAGGACTAAAGCTGCTGTAACTAATGCTCTGAGTCCTGAAGCAGGCACTTTTGATCTATCAAGAGAATCTTCTAATCTTCCTGTTGATGCTAAATTCAATAGTAATGATTGGATTACAGCAGCTCAGAATGCCAAGACTTATTTAAATGAGCTAGGAAAAACACTTCCTTATTCTATGAGAGAAGGGATGTCTGAAAAGGAGACCTTGGAATGGGTAGACAAGCATCTTGCTGAAGATTTAAAAGCTACAACTAATGCAGATGGAATCAGCTTCCAGGCTGATTATGGCAAGGCTAAAACCGCCTATAAAGAAGCTGCTAGATATATCCAACAGAGAAATCCAGGGTTATCTTATGCAAGTGCAGCTGCTATTGCTTATGATGCTATGAGTAATGGTGGTATGGTATTTAAAAATTACCTACCAGACTATACAGTTATTGATGCTTACCTTAATAGTAAAGGCAGAGATATAGTTAAAGATGCTTTAGAGTATCAAAAATACATTCCAATAGTGGATGCAGCTTTAAAAAGAAATATTGATACTGAACGCGCTAATAATGCTGCAAGAGACCTTAAGTGGAAATCTTATGAAAACTCCCTTGATAGGGTAACACGGGAAACTGCTAAGAGAGCTAGAAGACGTTTAACTTCTGTTATGAATGAAGGGCTTTTAAATGACACAGTTACTTATTCAGCATTAACAGATTTAGCCTCAAGACGTCTTTTTCCATTAGGTAATGTTTCAGAGCCCCCAAAAGATAAAAAAGATAAGCAAGAAATAAAAGCTAGAATTAGGGCTATGATGAAGAACCTAGAAGATAATCCAAATATTCCTAAAGAATTATTGGAATAGTTGATTACAGGTAGTAGTGTTAAAATACTGACAAATTAATCTTACTAATTTGTCTTTATGGCTGATACTACTACCCCAGACACTTTTAATGCACGTACTTTAATAGCTGAAGCTTTAGCCCCCTCTGCTCCAGCTCCTCAATCAAACATTTCTCCTGAATTCGTTCAAGAAGCTATCCTGCAAGATCGCTTAGGTAACGAAGTCACTCCTGAACAGAACCAAATAGCAAGAGACTATGACCGTCTCTCATATGGTGCCTTTGCTGCTAAGTATGGTTCCAGTAATCTTCAAGCTGCAAACACAGGTAAAAGTACTGCTAATAATTATTGGTCTAATCGAGCTTTAGGAAATCAAACAAGCCTCCTTTCTGTAGATGCTTTAAAGTCTCTAGGTGGTGGTATTGTTAGTGGTAGCTTAGATACTATACAAGGTGCTTTAGGAGTTCTTCCTAGAAATCCAGGTAATGAATTTGTACGTGAAGGACTTTCTAAAGCATCTAAATATATACAGCAAGCTGTTCAAGATAGCACAGATGTGCACACTAAAGCTGCTAGAGAAAGCTATGGTGTAAAACAAGCAGCTGATACTAGAATAACCCAAAGACACTTTGAAGAGGATATTCAATCAGGTATAGGTGAAAACGTTGCTACTATGCGACGTTTAGCTTCTGAAGGTTCTAATGCTATTCATAATGCTCTTACTACAGGACAGTATGCAGAGTCTGCTTCTAATACATTTGGTTCTGTACTACCTGCTCTTTTAACTGGTGGTATTGCTGCTAAAGGCACTGGATATTTAGCAGAAAAAGCTGTACAAGCAGCTACTAAAGTTCAAGGAGCCTCTTTATTAGGAAAAGCTGCTTCAGTTGTTGCTAATGTTAATCCTGTAAAAGTAGAAGCTGCTAAAAACCTCTCTGCATGGGCTATTGCTAATGGTCTCATGGAAGGAGGCAGTGCTTCAGGTCAAGTCTTAGAACAATTAAAGACTGATCCAAAGTACTCAGTTGAAAATCTTCTTCAGAATTCTCCAGAATATCAAGAAAGACTTCAAAACTACATTACAGAACATCCAGATGTTCTTAATGATACGGATAAGCTTTTGAAAGCTGCTGAAGAAGTTAAGAACCAATTTGATTTCGATATTGCTGACTCTGTTGGTACTAAGCAAGGTCTTTCTGCTGCTGGTTTAAGCCCCCTATCTGCTGGGTTTATGAAGTGGGTTACCCCAGGGGGACTGGCTAAGAATAAGATTTCTTCTGCTCTTGCAGATGCTACTAAGGATGCCCTTGAAGAACCCCTAACTGAAATGTCTGGTCAGTACCAACAGAATATTGGTATTAAACGTGCTGATAAGAACCAAGATGAATGGGAAGGTGTTGGTGAAGCAGGTGGGCAGGCTCTATTAGGTACAGGTGCTCTTGGAGGCACTCATATTGCGGGTACTGCTGTTGCCCGTGCAACTTCAAGTGCAGTTCAAAATGCTTCTCAAGCCTACCAAAATCATCAAGAAGTTACAGAAGCTAAAGAAGTAGCTAAAAAAGCTCCTACTGTTGCTGAGGTTCTTAAAGAAGGTCAAACAAATGGTCTTTCAGTGGCAATGTCCCAATTGCCTGAAACTGTTAAGAAGAATCAAGAAATTCTTAATAAAAATAATAGTTCTGTTTCTGATCTTGTTTCTCATGTGCAGGAATTGAATGCTAAGAGGCAACAAGTAGAACAATCTGAAATACCTGATAATTTAGATAAAGAAGCTAAAGACAATGTTTTACAGCAAAAACAAAAAGCTTTAGATGGATATTTAAATCTTATTGAAAAGACAAATCAAGTAATTGTTGAAAAAATACTTCCTGTTGCCAAGAAATCTCAAGAAAATCCAGAATATAAATTCACTGATGAAGAAAAGCAGGAATTAAATGATTACCTTAAAATTAATACTCCTGAGAGTATTGATACATTTTTAAGTACACTTTCATCAGATCAAGTAAAAAGTCTGGATACCCCAAAAACGCATGAAGTATTAAAAAGTGTTATTAAAGAAAACTTAGGTAACAGAAAAGATATTTCAACAGATTTATCTCCTGAATTAACTAAAAAAGCTTCAGAATCCTTACAAGAAATTCCAGAATCTACAACTCAATCAGTAGAACCAGAATCTTTTCTTCTGAGTGTTGATGGGAATCAAGCACAATTATTTAGTGTTGTAAACACCTCTCAAGGAGCGGCTTTACAAGTAGGAAGGAAAATCAGACTTCTTTCTGATGATGCTCAAAAAATTTTTGCAAAACCTAATGTAACAGTCGAAGAAAAAAATCAAGCACTTGCAAAAGAATTTTCTCCCTTCTTCCCTAAGGGTACAGATATTTCTGTTACCAATGGTTCTGTTCGTCATGCTGTAGACCTTCTTTATTCCTCTAAAGGTAGTGATGCTCTATATGGAATGAAGCTTCTTAAAGCCCATAATAAGGTAGCTTCATTGAATCCTGAATCTGGCGAAATTGAAGTTCAAGACCTTGCTACCTCTGATGTGAATCAGAAGGTAACTAGTAAGCTTGGTTCCTTAGGTGATAAGGTTCAGGCTGTTACTCGTCCTTTCTATCTGCTTACAGAAGATAATCCATTAGTTTCTATTAGTAATCTTCTAAAGAGTAAAGAAGCTTTTGATAAGTATCTTTCTCAGATTGGTTCTACCAATAAGAAGTCTCTTCTTAGAAAGGCTTTCAAGGGGGATAAATCTGTTGATACTAATAAGTCATTCTTGGATAAGAATGATGGCTTAGCCGGTCAGATTCTTTCTATCTTAAATCCTGAGAGTGAATACTCTAAGACCTTCCTTCCTGTGTTTGAAAAAGCTGTAGAAGGCAATAAAGAACTTGAAGGAATCTTCTTACAAGATGGAAAGATTAAGCCTGAACATAAACAAGTTGTAGCTGTTGTTGGTGCTCATTGGTTAGCTACTGTCAGTGCTTATAGACATCCTTTAAATGATGACGAATGCAGAAAATATGGTATTGATCCATCATTGAATCAGAGGCTTGCTCAGAATGCACAAGTCTATGGTTATCTTGCACCTGCTGCAATGATGAATCTCACCACTAACCTTCAAAAGATGATGGGTGTCATTGCTAAGGATTCTGTCGATCCAGAAGAAGTTACAAAGCCTTTTGCTCAGTTGGCAGGTAAGATTGCTGATGCAATGATTGATTCTGGAATTCTTACAGTTGAAAAACAACTTGTAAGAGAATCTACTTATGATACAGAAAAGCACACTGAAAAGGTTACTACAAGAGAAGTTGAATTCCTTAGAGTAGCCAATAAGGATCTAGACCATCTCTTTCAAGAAAGTGCTGGTATTCTGGATCAAATTCTGAACCCTCAGATGAAAAATGTGGTTCACTATAAGCCTACTGAAGTCAATGATACTGTTGTAGGAACCACTGCTAAGGTAAGTGATAAGGCAAAGGAAGCTCTTAAGAAAGCTAATTCTATTGCTCATACTATTAATGTGCCTATGGCTAAGTTTGCTTTAGCTTTAGGTGCATCAGGTATTACTCGTTTATTTAGTAATACTGCTAATGGCATGGAGGATAGAAAATTCTTTACTAAAGATGCTTGGATTACACGTAAAGGTAGAGAATTAACCAGCCAGACTGCTTTAGATGTTCTCTCTACAATCATTGATAACAGAGAAGATGGTACCAAGGTAGAAGATATAAAAGCCTTCTTTGATAATCGAGCTATTGTCAATGGTCGTATTATGCAACAAGGCGCTGCTACTTATCAAAGCAGTACTCTTCTTCGTCAAGCATTGATGGTTACAGATGGTAAAGCAGTGGACCTTAACAATAAGGATATGCTTAATGCTTGGAAGATTACTCTGGCTCAAAAGTTAGGTCAAAATGTTGGTGGTACTCATCTAGCTTCTTATGAAGCACAAGTAGATGCAGCTATTGACTTTGTTAAAACACTCCCAGCAGATGTAAAGAAGGTTTTTGATAAGGTTCAAGAATTATCTTTGGATTCTAGCGAAGTATCCTCTCTTACGAACCAGGAGATAGATACTCTTGCCCAATACATTCAAAAGTTCAATGAAGATCAGAAAACTAAGTTTGGAGACAAAGCTTATTCAATTACTAAACCTGAATCCTTCAATGCTCTTATTGAAATGAACCGTTACCATACAGAAGATAAGAGTAATTTTGTTCCTCATATCTTCCTAGAAATTGATGGTTTATCAGATGGCCCTGCATATATTAATAAACTCTTTGGTATAGCCATTAATGCTATTACCCCAGAGTTTATTCAGACTCTTGCAGAAACAGGGTTTATTCCTGTTCTTGATACAACTTCTCAGGATATTCTTACAGAGGGAACCAAGGAATCTAAGTATTTTGGTACTGGTGGTTTTAACCTTCATGCTAAGGTAGGTGCTTCTCTTGCAGATTCTATGTTTAAGAGAATCCAGAATCTACAGGAAACTATCAAGACTACTAGAAGTGACATGGATGCTAAAGCAGCTGAAAGAGTTCTAAAGGCTACGAAAGCACTCATGAAACTCTTCAGTATTTTAGGACTAGTCTCAGGGGATTTAGAAGCTTTCTACAATGGTAAGAAAGATGCTATTCAGTTCCATAAGAATATCTCTAAGAAGATGAGCACTATTATTCTCTATGGTTCTGGTCTTAGAGGTACTACTAACCAATTGGTAGACATGCTCTTTGATGGTGCCTATGGGAAAGATGGTTTAAATGGTAAGTTCTCTAATATTCTTTCCAACTTAGACAGTAGAGATCAAAAGAATCGTCAGCAATACTTGAACCAGTATGCTGAAATTAGAGAAGCTTTAGTCGATCTTTTCAGTGTGCAAGCTGAAAGAGAATTTGACTGGGATTCTGGTACCTATAGTTATAAGTTCTCGAAGGACAGTTCAATAGATTTAACAAGTAAAGTTACGGCTTTACCTAAAATTTTACTTAATCTTTTTGAACGCATAAAAACCACAAAGAATGGTGTTACCTTTGCAAATACTGAAAATTCAGAAGATTTGTTAAGGAAAGCTCCCAAAACAGGCTTTCTTCAAAATTTTGAGCTTACAGAAGCTGGTAGGGAACAACTTGTTGATCTCTTAATGCCTATTTTTGGTGAACCAGTTTATGCTTCTATTGTTAATGCAGTAGGTGCAGATGCTCTTACAGCCGCTAAAGTTCCAATGATGTTCGGTAATATAGCCAATGCTATTGCCAGAACAGCTGAAACTTATTCATTCAGGAATCTTAAAGGCCAAACTCAAAGCAAAAGGTTTGCTGCTAGACAGAGAATTCAGAATCATATTCAACCTAATATCACCTTTAAGGGTGGTGCTAGAGTTTTAGCTGAAAGGTCTCAATATATTCCTGAAGGAGAACCTCTTTATAAGGGCAAGCATTCTGCTACAACTGTTTATAACTCAGTTGAACATTTAGATGATATTGGTGTTGCATTTGGTGCCCTAGTCACTCAGGGTCTAGGGGATACTTCTACAGCATACCATCTTCTAACAGCTACCGATGGTGTCTTCGGACAAGTCTTTGATGGTATGTATACAGCCATTACAAAGCTTGCAGAAGTCTCACAGGCAGCTAATGAAGGTGCTAAGAATGCTTCCACTCAGAAGCCTATTAAGCAGATTGCTCAGAAGATAGATTCTATTGGTTCTTATCTACAAAGAACTTATCCAAGATACTCTAAGGATGCTTCTCCAAAGAAAGCATTCAGTCATGCTGTGGCTGATATGGTTAATGGGATTCTTCCTGATGGAACCAAAATGAATAAGGAAGAACAAGCTCTCTTTAGAAATTCGCAGTATCAGCTTACAAGAACATTAACTCAGTTTGAAAGAAATGTAGTTTTTGATCCTTCTATCTTTAAAGCTAGAGAAACTATTTTTAGCAATAAGCAATACACAGAAGTTGGTATTGATACCAAGATGAAATATCTTGTAGAACACTTCTTTGATATGGTTGATGGAATGGTTCTGAATGAACAGATCAATCATGAAGTGATGGATCATCTTCCTCAGACATTCCATCACATGTCAGGTGCCTCTACACCCTTTAAGTTTGGTAAGACTCTTTCATCTGAAGATGTTGGTAATCTCTTAAAGAAAGTTAATAACCTTACAGCTAATAAGTTTGAGAATTTTGCTCAACTTCTATCTGCTTATTGTGCAACAGAAGCTAATGAGATTGCACAGAAGCTCTTAGATGATAAAAAGATCACTAAGGAAGAGTTTAATAAATGGCAGATATTAACTCATAGAACAGAGGCTAATACAGCTGTTAGAACTCTTGATGCAGAATCCAAGGCATTAATGGATGAGGCCATTGGTAAGGAAAAACATTTAGATGTTCCTGACCATACACCTCATATCACTAAGAATACACAATTACCTGTTTCAGCTATAAATAATGCTATTACTTCTGTAGGGAACCAGTTCAAAGCAAATAGCATCTTTGGGAATATTTTTCAGAAGTTACAAAGGATTCTTCCAAGAAATATTCCTGTCTTTATGTATGAAAATAGAGATGCTCTTCCTGAAGATGTTAGAAAGTACTTTGATAAAGATGCTCAACAAGGTATCTTCATTGAAGGCAAGGGTATCTACATTATTTCTCAAAATAAGAATAATGTGAATAATGATCTTCGGAACCAAGAAGTGATAGTACATGAGCTTCTTCATGCTGCTCTATCAAGAAAGATTCAAAATTGGGTGGATAATCCAAAGAGTGTGCCTACTGCTACAAGAATTGCTCTTGAGAATCTTGAAAAGCTCTTAAACGATCTTCCTGGTCAGATAGAGGCTATGGCTCAAGTAGCTCCTAAGATTGTTGAAGAATTCAATAAACTTCTGTCTATCAAAGATAAAGCAGAAAGAATTGATGAATCTTTAGCCTATATCCTTTCTAATCATGAGCTCTTCAATGCTCTTGCAGGAGTTCAACTAACTAATAGAAAAGCTAAGAAGCATCAAGGAAATCTTCAGAAACTCTTTGATAAGATCAGAGAGATTGCTACTGAAGCATGGAAGGCTCTTCTAAGTATTGTTACTGGTTCACCTATGGATCAGATTCTTGATACTGATGCCAGTAAGAAGCATTTTGAGAAATACAAGGATGCTAGAGACTTCTTAACCTATTATGGAGTGAACACTCTGGTTCTTCTTGACAATCCTAAGGGTAAGAAGCCGGAACCTAGGAAAGAAGATAAGGTCACTGAACCTACAGCTATCCAAAAAGCTTTTGAAGAAGCTCAAAAAGCTGCTAAGCCTATTATTAGAAATAGTCTAAAGTTTTCTAAGAATGCTGAGTTAAATCTTGGTATTACAGGGTATTTAAAGGGTAAGACTGAATTAGATACCCTAGCTAAGAGAGTTTATACAGATAGAGCCTTTGAAAATTTTCCAGATTCTTTAGAAAATGTTCCTAAATGGTTAAGATCATTAGCTCCTAAAGGATTAAAAGAAGCTACTTTAGATGCTAGTAAAGAACTTGAAACAATCCAAGAATACACTAAAGATTTAGAGAGTGTTCTTCAGAAGGTACCAGGTTTAAAGAATCCTTCTGAAGTAGCTTCTCTTGCAGCAGATTTCCAAAAGGATACTTTTTTTAAACCCTCCCAGAGAAAAGAGCTTACTGAAAACTATTTAAATGTAGTAAAAGACCTTGATCCTTATTTTTTGATTAAAGATAAGAATGCTGCTACACAGGAAGAGCAAGAATACTCTGTAAAAATGTACAGTATTCTTACTGGCTCTGATCCAATAACGAGAGAAGAAGTTTCTGCTCAAAGACCCAAGACTTTTGTTAAGGATACTACAAAGTCTCTTGTTTTTCAGAAGCCTGCTTTATTCTACGCTATTGCTTATACCAATCCTGAGATTAATGAAGCTCTTGGAAAAGTATCTGTTGACCCAGAGAAAGCTATTCCAGAGGCCCCTAAGGGTACTTTCTCTAGGTTTATGGAGTCTTCTGGGAATCTTATTCTTAATGCTCTAAATGATCAAAAAGTACAAGCTGCTAATACTTCTCAGCTTGTACAAGATGCTTATAGAGCTTCAGTAAATGAAGCTGAGACTTTGGGAGATACTGTTAATAAGATGTTGGAGACCTTAACTAATCCTCTGGATCAAGGATTGGTTATAGCTGCTTTGTCACCTGGACTACTAAGTAGACTAAAGTTGAGTGATCTTAAGAAAACTGCTAAAGCAGTTACTTCAACACCAGTGACTCTTCATAACACTCTTGGAGAAATAGCAAGGAATGCTACTAATACTTTCTTACCTATAGGTTTAATTGAATGGGTTAGAGATGCTTATGGAAGGGTTCCTTCTAATACTTCTGTACAGACACTTCTTAAGAGTATTAAAGGTTTTATAGATAAAAACAGAAAGTTCCTTTTAGATACTCTTC